TGCCCTGGGGACCATTTTTGTCCGCCCTGCCGATCATGGAACCCTGCACCGCCACCACAGCCATGCCTCCCTGGTTACAGGCGGGATTGCCGCCGTTCGCATCCAGGCATCTGGAAGTTTCTGCTTCGTAGAAGCCGCTCTTGGGATTCTCGGATTTCATGGCGTTGCTGTCCTTGGAACAGATGCCGTACACCCTGACCGCCAGTTCATTGCACCGGGCCTCGCCTACATCGTAGGTGTTCAGTGTATTCGCTACATCGGCGGCTCTCCACTGCTGCCCCTCATCGGGAGAATGGGGGCGGGTGCCCTTCACGAACGGCACGAATACCGTCTGGTCATTGTTGCATCCCAATGTGGCAGATTTATTCTCCTGAATCAGCACACCTTTACCGCCGCCATCGCAGCCGGAGCGGATCTTCAGCGTCTTGGGTGTCTCCACCACAAAGGGCTGGTTGTTGCCGCCCATGCCGTAGGTAGACATTACTGTAGGCGCTGTCTCCAGTGGACCGGTGTATCTGGTATCCTGGCTATGGTTCTCATAGACCGCCGCCGGCACCGTCCCGGCACGGAGGGTGGGAGAAGTTTCCTCCTCATACCCAATGCCCCTTGCCTGTGCGGAATGCTCGGTACAAAAACCTGCCGCCCCCATTACGCAGGGAGGGTGTCCGTGGTTTTCCGCCCGGAGCGTTGCCGCGACATCCTCCGTCACATCCATGCGGCTGCCGCCCTGGTCGTTTAAGCAGACGCAGCCTGACGCTCCAGCGCCTTCCTTAAAAGCTCCGGCAGCTCCTTGCCACGGGCGGAAGCCCTGCGGAGTATACCCAGACACGCCTTCGGACTCAAATAGTATTTTTCCGGCACTCCCGCCTGCAAAATCTGCGACAAGGTAGATGCGTTTTCTGCGTTGGGGGACTCCCCAGTACTGTGCATCAAATACCCGCCATGCGAGACTGAAATCGTCTGCCACGATCTCCCCGGCGGCTGGCCACTTCGCAGGTCGAGCAGGATCAATCTTGTATCCTTTGACCGAGCAGATCTCTTCGAGGACGGATTGGAAGTCCGCGCCCTTGTTGGAGCTGAACGCACCAGGGACGTTCTCCCAGACGATATACCTTGGATATCTGCCATCAGTTGCACACCTCATTTCCTTTACGATCCGGACGGCTTCATAGAAAAGGCTGGAGCGGGAGCCGTCCAGACCTTCCCTCCGGCCCGCGATGCTCATGTCCTGGCAAGGGCTGCCGAAGGTAATGACATCCACCGGCTCAATCTTCCCGCCGTCCATCCGGGAGACATTGCCGTAATGCTTCATAAACGGAAGCCGCTTTGTGGTCACCCGGATGGGGAACGGCTCGATCTCCGATGCCCAAACGGGGGTAATGCCGGAGAGCAAGCTGCCCAAAGGGAATCCGCCGGAGCCGTCAAAGAGACTGCCAAGAGTCAAAGCCTGAGACTCTGGTGTATCTCTGAGGACTCTGTCCGGCTCTCTGGTGGCTCTGTCCGGCTTTCTACTATGGATGTATATAGGATTCACGATGTCTCCACCTCCTTCACAAGGTCGGAGTACATCATCTTTGCCCCATTTCTCTCCACAAAAATATCCTCAGGCGGGATGCCGTTCTCCACAGCCCTGCGGAGGATGACCGATGCGTACTTTTCATCCAATTCCATCATGCAGCAGACACGGTTCATCTGCTCACAGGCCATCATGGTGGAGCCGCTGCCACCAAAGGTGTCGATCACCACGGCGTTCTCCTGGGTGGAGTTCCCGATGGGATAGCCCAGCAGATCCAGTGGCTTGGAGGTCGGATGGTTGGCGTTGCGCTTCGGTTTGTCGTAATTCCAGATGGTGGTCTGCTTACGGTCGGAGTACCACGGGTGCTTGCCGTTTTGGAGAAATCCATACAGCACAGGCTCGTGCTGCCACTGGTAATCCGAGCGGCCCAGCACCAGGGAGTTCTTCACCCAGATACACACGCCCGCCAGATGAAACCCGGCGTCAATAAACGCCTTTCGGAAGTTCAGCCCTTCTGTGTCCGCATGGAACACATAGGCCGCGCCGCCTTTCTCCAGATGCTCCGCCATGCACTTGAAAGCAGAGAGGAGGAAGTTGTAAAATTCCTCGTCTTTCATGGAGTCGTTCTGGATGGTCAGGCCGCTGGAACTTTTAAAGGAGACGCCATAGGGCGGGTCCGTCACGATAAGGTTGGCCTTCCTGCCCTCCATCAGTTTCGCTACATCCTCGGCGGAGGTGGCGTCCCCGCACACAAGGCGGTGCCGGCCGACTGTCCAGACATCGCCCCGCTCCACAAAGGAGGCTTTCTCAAGCGCGGCGGTCAGGTCAAAATCGTCATCCCTGGCTTCGCTGCCGGAATCATCCGCAAACAGGTCGGCCAGTTCCTTCTCATCAAAGCCCGTCAGCAGGGGATCAAAGTCCATGCCCTGCAAAGACTCGATCTCCACCCGCAGAAGTTCCTCATCCCATCCGGCATCCATCGCCATGCGGTTGTCCGCAATGATATAAGCTTTCTTCTGAGCTTCACTGAGGTGGTCTGCAAACACACAGGGAACCTCAGTGATGCCTTCCTCCTTTGCCGCCAGGATTCTGCCGTGTCCGGCGATCACATTAAAATCCCGGTCGATGATGACGGGATTGATAAAGCCGAACTCCCGCAGGGACGAGCGGAGCTTCGTGATCTGCTCTGGGGAGTGGGTACGGGCGTTGTTCACATAGGGTACCAGTTTGGCAATCGGGACAAGCTGCATTTCCGTTGTTGTCTTCATCACACCAGCCCCCATTCCGCAAATTTCTCAAAACCCCCAAGGCTCTGAATGTATCTCCGGGCAGTCTCCACGATCTCAGCGTAGGGAACACCGTCCACTGTATCATCTCCGATGGCGCAGCACAGTTCCACGGGCTTTCCCATTTCTTGTGCCTTCAGCCATGCGTAGATATTGACCGACACATCCGCTTTGGAGAGATCTTTTCCATGTAGGCCGCCGCCCGTGATAGAATCAGCCATATCAGAGCCGAGCTTGCGATTGGTGGCGCCGGAGTCCACATCCGTGCCACCGGTCCAGTCTCCCAGGGGATTGACCTCGGCGCCCGGATACCGTTTCCGCAGCTCTGCGGCAGGAGCATTGCTCTGGCAGAGGATCAGCCTTGCCTCGTCAATGATGTACTTCCCATCCGAGGAGTAAGTGTGATACACACTTTTAGCGATCTCACAGAGGGCTTTCTGCTCCTCCGTGACCGGTACCCCTTTGAAGATGCCGTTGTCGCCGCAGCGGATTCCTTCTGCCTGGTTATTGGCAAGGCATCCGTCCTGCGGCACTTCCACATAATCCAGGTGCAGATTCCCGCCGATACGCTTCACAATGGCATCCACCTCATCCTGCGGGATGTGTACCGAACTCTCTGTGATGATGTGGCAGACACCATGGCCGATGAGAACCTCCACAGCAATCCTGGGATTTTCTTCTTTTCTGTATGCCGCATCCACCAGGGCTCCGGCGATGCGGTCTGCCACCTTATCCGGGTGGCACGGATTTACTTTCTCAAACATGATTTCACCCCTTCCTTGCCCGGAGCAGACGCTCCATCAAATCATCCTGTGGAGAAACCTCCCCATAATCCGTGCTACAGTTTTCCTTTACGATCTGGAAGATCTCGTTCCAGAGCCGCACCGCCTGGTTCATGTAATTGATGCCGATGTTGATGAACGGGGACGGGATCGGCTTCTGGGTGGTCGGGTGCTTGGAGAGGAAGCCCATGCGGTTGGTCATCTCCTCGCACTGAATCCAGCGGGCGCTGCACATGGCGTACCTCTCCAATAGCTGGGGAGACACCTTTGCCGCACAGCCCACCTTCTTTAACCACTCCCAGGTTTCCGTGTAGATCTCCTCCGCCTGGAGCGTACTCCCGTCACGCTGCTCTGCGGAGAGGAACTCATGGGGCTTTGGCATATCGACACCCTCGACTTCGGGAATGTCCAGCACTTCTAATCTGCGTCCGCCCGGATTGCCGTTCTCGGCTTTCTCCCTGACAGCGGATTTCTTCCTTCCCGCACCGGGTCTCGCACCGCCGCGCCCTCCTGTGTTATTGGATTTTGTCGGCATTTTCTCACCCCTTTTCTCGAAAAATAAAGCAGCCGCAGCCGGCCGCCCTTAATTACCCTTTTGATTTCGCCTTTTTCGCGCACGAAGCCCCAGGCCGCTGTCCGCTCATGCAGGTCCCGGAGATTTTGACCGCCCCACGGTCACCGGTCGCCAAGCTCGTGGTGAATCTTTGTGTGGCAGGACTGGCAGAGGGACATCAGATTGTCATTCCGATGCGTCCCGCCCTGCGAGAGGGGGACAATGTGATGGACTTCCTCCACAGGAGTCAGCCGTCCTTCTTTCAGACACATCTCACACAAAGGGTGCGCCGCAGCATAGCGGTCGCGGATTCTTTTCCAAGCCCGACCGTACTTCTTGTTGCTGTCAGCGGGGCGTCCGTACTTGTTGTACCGTTTCCGGGCAGCAGCTTCATGCTCCTCACAGTACTGCCCGCCCGTGAGGTTTGGACAGCCGGGGTAGGAGCAGGGGCGTTTTGGTTTCTTTGGCACGCTGCACCTCGCTTTCCGGGCAAAAGGAAAGCCCTGCAGGATTGCTCCCGCAAGGCTTGTTCCTTGTCCTGTTTTTCTGATTCTAACTATATCACAGGGACAAGGTGTATTGCAGTGGCTTTTAGTGGCTTATTTCGGAAACGGCGTCCAACGCCCTGTGGTGGAGCCGGTACAGCCACCGAAGCTCATAACCCATATCCACGGCGATCTGCTCCCAGGATTTGAAGCACAGATACCGCAGCTCCAGAAGGGTCTGGTACTCCGTGTTCTGGACAGCTTTGATCTTATGGACGATATCTTTTTTCATCTGCACCAGCTTGCAGATATCCTCGTTGATCTCTGCCTCCAGCTCAATGATGGAAAGGATGGCGTCCTCCATGCGGTGGAGATTTCTCGTCTCACTTCCGGGCATATCCGAATAAGTCGCGGTTGCCCGTGTGGCGAGGTCATTCAGTGACGCCACCTGCTCCATCTTGCTCTGTATCCGCTGGTCAATGCGGAACGCCTGGGAAAGGTACTCCTTTATTTCCGTCTGCTGCTTGTTCATAGGCGCTACCTCCGAAAAAGAAATTGCTTCCCTCGGATTTGCCTTGATTGACTCTCATTTTCTTAGGTTTGCCCGGACTGCATCGATCAGCGCCGACTGCGTCCTGTCCTTATACTGCAGGGCTTTCATAATGCGCTCATCAATGGTGCCGTCCGTGATGATGTGCTGTACGACCACGGTCTTGGACGCCTGACCCTGCCGGTAAAGCCGCGCCACCGTCTGTTGGTACAGTTCCAGGCTCCAGGTAATGCCAAACCAGCAGAGGGTGGCGCCGCCGCTCTGGAGATTCAGCCCGTGGCCGGCAGAAGCGGGATGGATCAGCGCCACGGGAATTTCGCCCCGGTTCCACTTTGCGATGCTGGCGTCAGAGTCCAGCCTTGCAAAGCCGATCTTCCGCAGCCGCAGCCGTTCCTCGATGCGGTCAAGGTCGTGCTGGTACCAGTAAGCCACCAGCAGGGGCTTTCCGTTCATGCTTTCGATGATGTCCTCCAGGGCGTCCAGTTTCTGATCGTGGATATGTTCCACATCCCCGTTATCCGTATAGACCGCCCCATTTGCCATCTGGGAGAGCTTGCCGGACAGCACTCCGGCATTTGCTGCCGTTACCTCGCCCTTGTCAAGCTGCGCTGCCAAATCCTCGCACATCTCATCATAAATGGCCTGTTCCGGCTCCTCCATATACACCCGGTACTCGCTGTTTACAAGTTCCGGCATTTTGAGGTGGTCGGCGGCTTTCATGGAAATGGTGATATCGGAGATCTTGTCATAGATCCGCTTCTCCGCTCCCGGCAGAGGCTTATAGGAATACACCATCTGCCCGTTCATCCGATCCGGCCGGAAATAGTCCTGGCGGTACTTGGTGATAAACCTCCCCAATCGCTGCCCCATATCCAGCACCTTGAACTCAGCGAACAGATCCATCAGCCCGTTCCCGGACGGGGTACCCGTAAGGCCGATGACGCGCTTTGCCCTGGGGCGCACCTTCATCAACGATTTGAACCGCTTGCTGTTCCAGTTTTTGAAGGATGAAAGCTCGTCCACCACGATGGCGTCAAATTCAAAGGGGACATTCTCCACCATCCATTGGACATTCTCCCGGTTGATGATGTAGATGTCCGCATCCCTTCGGAATGCATCCAGCCGTTCTTTTTCCGTACCAACCGCCACGGAATAGCGGATGTCTTTCAGATGGTCCCACTTTTCAATCTCCTGGGGCCAGGTATTCCTCGCCACCCGCAGCGGTGCGATCACCAGGACGCGGGTAATCTCGAAGTAGTCGAACAGCAGGTCGTACAATGCCGTCAGCGTGATGGCTGTCTTGCCAAGGCCCATGTCAAGCAGAATGGCGGCAATCTCGTGTGTTTCGATATACTCGATGGCGTACTGCTGATAATCGTGCGGTTTAAACTCCACCGCTGTCACCTCCGATCTCAGAAAGGATGTGGGGAATCTCGCTCTCGTCATCCAGGATGAATACCA